CTGCTAGAAGTGCTAATACCACCGCTAGATGCTGTCGTGCTTCCTGTAGCTACATTATTACTAGAAGTGTTATTAGATGAATTATTTGTTTGAGAGCCACCAGAGGCTTGTGAGTAGCTATTAGCTGCTGTTTGCACTCCTGCCCTAATTACATTAAGTGCTGTAACCATTAATTTATTTTTACCTGTAGGTTTGTCAGATTCAACTGCTGAAAATTCTTCTTCTATTTCTTTTATAGATTCTTCTTTTATTTCTTCTTCTCTTTCTGCAATTCTTTCTTCTTCCATTGCTACCTGCATTTCTTCTATTTCTTCAAAAACTTCTTCAACTGCTTCTTCTTCAAATATTTCTTCTATAAATTCTTCTTCAGGTTCATCTAAGTCTGCAATTCTTTCTTCAAGTCTTTCTTCAAAATGTTCATTAACTTCTTCTTCAAACCATTCATCAAGTTCTTCTATAGAATTAAATTCAATAAATGTATTAGGTTCAGTAAAATCTTCTACTAAAAATGTTTCCTGAAATACAAACTCATCTATTAATAATTCTTCTTCATGCGGTAAATCATTATGAGGTCTTAAAAAATCTTCAAATGGTAGTGGTTCAGGATCAAAAAATATTATTAATTCATCTTCAAATGGTTCAATAAAAAAATCATCTTGTGTATTAAAATCATCAAAAGGTATAAAAACATCTTCTTCAAATGTTTCTATTATTATAAATTGTTCTTCAAAATTATTATGATGAAATTCATCTTGAAATATACCTGTTGCAAATTGTTCTTGCTCATCTACAAAACCAAAGTCAACATTACTGTCATCAAAGAAAGCTACTGATTCTTCTTGCCTGTAACCTGCACAAAAAGGTGCATACTGTGGGTCATCATCACATTGTTGATCATCATATGCTTCCCAATAATTAGGGCATGACTGACTATAAAGCTGAGTGATATTACATTGTTGCGTTAAGAAAGCATCAGCATAACCACTACAACTAGAGTCATTTAAAGGATTGCTACAATCTACACCATTACCACTTCCTGAGCCATATAGTGAACCACCATTTTCTAATGTGGTATTAATAGATGTATTGTTCCAGTTAGTGTTTACGCAAGCAGAAGAGTTAGTTGTTCCAGTATTGCATTCATCGTGATAATGATAAGTATATGAATTGTTTTTACTAGAGCCAACTTCACCAATTAAAACATCATGGTTAATAATATTTAGTTCTCTGTAACGAATATCAAATGAATTATTGTTCCAAAGTATTACTTCAAAACTATTATCTGTATTACTACGATTGTATTCCCTAAGACGATACCATCCAAAAATCATTTTTGAACTATCACCCCATGATTTCATGCGTGAATTGTTATCTCTTATTAAGTCTGTCCAAAAAGGATATATGGTATAGGTGTGCTGTCCGTTAATAGGGTCAGGAGTATAGTCATTACAATAGCTACCACTATTACCAAAATGGAGACATCCATTTGTTGCCATTCTTGCTTGGCTAAATGTAGAGCCATAAAAAGTAAAATTAAAAGAAAGATCAATCGCAGGACTAATTCCATCATCAACTACCTCATATGCTAACTCACCTTGAAAATTATTTGCATTATCATGTAAATCAAATAAAGGTTGATTAGCTTCATATGTATATTGACTATATACATTTAAAGATAAAAAACTAATTATTGTGTAGCATAAAATTCTTTTTTGCATTGTTTATCAGTTTTAGTTTTTCTTGTATATGTTTTTTTAACTAACCCAACAACATCTTTATTAATAGCTGTTCTTTTAGGATTAACTTCTTTTGTACATTGTTTTATAAACTCTTTCTCTTGATCTTTTGCATCAGGTCGTTTTGATTTATTTTTATTCCATTCTTCTGATGCTTCTTTTCCAATTTTGCCTTGATATGGACAAGGTGTTCCTGCCATTTCCATAGCTTTGAATACTCTTTCATCTTGGCACAACAAAGCTACTGATGCTACTTTCATACCCATATCATAAAGATATTTACTTAGTTTTAATCTTTCACAATTTTGATCAACAATAGTTTTACCGCCTGATAAACCAAATACTTGCCCTTGAAAAGCTCCTGACACGCCAGTAGTACATAAGTCCTGTGAATAAGACATTATAGATGGAGCAATAGCTGATGCAGGCGGTGCTTCTGATTTTATATTTTGATTAATAGTTTGTTCTGATTTTGATTCGTTAATATTTCTATTTGTATTATCTGATGTTGTATTGTTATTATTTTGATTAACATTATTCGTAGTAACATTAGATTCTGATTCAGATTTATTAATATTTGTATTTGTATTTGTATTATTGGAAGTAGAATTATTTGTATTATTTACATTTTGATTAACTGTAGAATTTACAGTTGATGTTGATGTAGAAGTATTTACATTTGTATTTGTATTATTAGATGTAGATGTAGCCGTAGAAGTATTTACATTTACATTATTATTCGTATTAATATTTGTATTATTGTTTGTATTTGTGGCTGTGCTTGTAGTCGTATTTGTATTTACATTCGTATTTGAATTTGTGTTTGTATTCGTTGCGGTTGATGTATTAGTATTAGTATTTGTATTTGTATTAGTATTTGTTGTAGTTGTAGTATTGACTGTATCAAGACTATTATTTTCACAATACTGTGTACCATTAACACAAGCTGTACCTGATTGCTGACTAGACTGAGCATTTGCTTGTATAGAAAAACCTGCAACTAATGTTATACAAAACATCAATGCTGCCCATGCAATTATGTTATCGTGTTTTCTTTGGTCATCATCATTCATTAACTACATACACTCCTAGTTTAATTAATTTTTTTCTATTTTCTAAATGTTCTGCTTCTACATTTTTTTTGCTTTGACCTGTATATCGCACTGCTAAATATTTTTCAATCATTGACTGGTTAATATTTATATTATCTACAATAATTTCTCCTAATACACGACCATATTTACCTTTAGAATCTTTTAACTTTGATCTTAATATTATTTCAGTACCAGTATTAATAGAATCTTCTAAATATTTTGCAGCTAATTTTCCTCTAGCTTTTTCATCTTTATCTCTGGTTCTTGATTCAGGTGTATCAATCCCATAAAGACGTACACGACACTTGTGAAGAATAGAAAAACCAAGGTCAAGGATAACATCAACAGTATCGCCATCAACAACCCTAGTAACTGTGCAATTATATTCATACATTATCTTTTTTTACCTTTATGCAAACCATGTTTTGCGTGTTGTTTACCTGCTCTTGTAGCTGCTCTTTTTTTTCTATTAGCTGCTGCTAGTTTTCTTCTACCTTTAGGCGTTGATTTAAGTCTGTCTATTTGTGCTTTTGGTGCATATACCTCACCTGTTTCAGATGATTTTTTACCACTAGCGGTAGTCCATTTTTGACCTGTCCATTTTTTTAAACTTCTTTGTGATTTTTTTAATGGCATTTTATTCTCCAAATATAACTATATATGCATCTGTTTTTTTAGGTTTATCAATATGTAATCTTTGATAATTAAAACAAATATCATGTATACCATCAGAAGTTTTATCTAATAATTCCCAAAATGATTCTCTTCCAGGATCAACCATAATTAATTGTTTATCATTATCATTTAAATATTTAATTAAATTAATCCATAAATCTGTATGTATATTCCAAAAACAAACATCTACTGCTATGTATGTATTAAAATTTAAAGGTAAAGGCTCAGAAAAAATATCTTGTAAAATAAATTTAGGTTTTACACCCATTAAACTAGACATTAAATCAAAGTATGGTTTAACATTTTCATCAGCATCCATGCCAACTGCATATGCACCTTTGCTTTGTAAATAATGTGTTAATGCACCCCAACCACAACCTAAATCTAAAATTTTATTATCTATTATATCTATTTCATCTAATGACTCTATGATAACCATAGAAGAATCCCAGATTTTATTTCCATGTAAGTTATGAACTTTTGTTTTACGTTTAAGTTTTTTTATCTCTGGATGAGATGATGTAGGTATTTCTACATTCTTAACCCATAAACTATTTGTAGCCACCGCCAGCCTTCTTATATGCTTTTGCTAACATTTGTGCTTTTCTTGCAGACCATTGTCCAGGTCTGCCACCTTTACTACCTGCTTTAATGCGATTAAATATTCTTTTACGCATACCAGGTTTTGTATAATTGCCAGCTTTATTAACTGTTGATTTACGACCTTTTTTTAACTTTAATGTTTCTAAAGTTTTAGCTTGACCAGCGTGTGCTTTACTTGCTTTTTTAAGTTTGCTTGCAACTGTTCTTATTGTTTTTTGTGCTCTACTCATATTAATTGACTTAATAAACCCATGCTAGAAGTTATCATTAATAGATAAAGACCCCATATCATATTTTCTAATCTAGCAAATCTTGCTTGACCTTGATCTAGTCTTTTCTCTATGTTTTCATAACGAATAGCACATTCTTTTTCATGTGCTGATACTTTTTCAATGGCAGATGTCATTTCTTTTTCTTTTTAACTCTTACTGTTTTGTAAGCCTCATTAACATCAGGTGTAGATTTATCATCTGCTACATATCTACCTTTTTTGTTTCTGGTGCGAACCTGTTTGCGTTCAGTTCCAGTAACTGTATCAACAAGTTTTTTCCACCAACTCATTTGTCTTTAGCCTTCCAAATGTTAAGAGCACACCAGTCAACTAGCATATATACATGCCTAAACCAATGGTCATCTTTAGGTGTTGGTGTAATAGCTGCAACTCCTGAAGCTACTGCTACAATTACACATATCCACATTAATAGTTCTATCATATATTTCTCCTATAAAGAATGATTTTCATCATCTGTTAAAATAACAGCAAAATTTGCTACTACAAATATTGCTAAGATATACCATAAAAAGTCTATCACGAACTAGGAGGAGTTGGAAACTCGCCTAATGGTCTAACTGGTGGGTCAGCATCATTGTAAGCATATAAAGCTGCTAAAGCATCTACATCTGAAACTGCATTAATTTTTGTTTTCATATCATTAGCTGCTGTTCTAACTGCTGCTCTATAAGTAGTCCAATCACTTGCAACTGTACCGCTTGTCTCAGTAGCTTTGACTACCATCCAGTCATTAGGTTGTAGTAAGCCATAAGCTTGATTGTCTACTTTTTGGCAACACTTGTATTTTAATCCTCTAGTTACATTTCCATCACTATCAGTTGAATCATCTAATGCTCTTGCTGTTGCACTTCCATAACTTGCAGTTACCTTATTGCTTGCAAACTTAAATTCTTGATTAGTGTTAATGTAATATTCAGGGTTTTTATAATTAGAATTATCTATTATTACTATATATACACCTATGGCTTTTAGCTCTGCCTCTGACCAAAGGCTATGAATATTACTTGGATATTTAATATCCCCTATCATTAATTGTGTAGGGCTATTATAAACCTTACTTATTTTACTATCTTCTACTAAAGCCCACATATTTTACCTCGCTGTTGTTGGGATTCCTGTTGATGTTACGAATGGATTTTCTGCATATGCCATAAAAATGTAGTCACCACCAGATACATTTGATGGAGAACTAACAAGTCTTGCTTTAAAGCCATTAGACAATAAATCAAACCTATCATTATCTTCTTCATCATCAGTAGTGTTTATATATAAATCATAATTATTAGGATTATGACCAATTCTTCTGCGATCATTAACAACCCAAGCTCCTGTGCTATCAGTTCTTTTTACCATCACAAAAGCAGGTTTGAATCCTGTATATACGAATGTACCATCTGCTGAACCATTTCCCACATACTTGCCGAACTTACTAAAACCTTGTTTACTTTTAAATGCATAAGCAACATAGTTACTACCATTTACATTTACAAAACTAGAACCACCTGAAATAAAGAACTTTTCACTGCTTGGATATACACCATCCCAAACACCTGAAGCTTCAGCAACATTTGAATTAAGTTTTAAAAAATAAGAAGATGTGCCTAAATCTTTGTGCCAGACCGCCCAGTCTGCATCTCCTCCATCTCTTCTTTTAACCCAAATCATATCAGGAACTTCCCCTAAGCCATGTTTAACATTTGAGTTTGAGCCATTGCCTGTATAAGTAAGAACACTTACACCCATAGTTGTATTTACTTGCACAACTGAGTCAGGACCAGTATTTGATAAAGTTGATGTAGTGCCTCCGTTTATCTTCCACTGCCAAGCAACATAGGTATTATCTAAACCATTTGTCCATGCAACATTGAAAAAATTAGATGATGCACCTCCTCTAAAACCATTAGTATTAAATAATTGAACAGAGCCACTTCCATTACCATTATTTGTTTCTTGGTCATCTCCATAATTTTGGTCAGAATAAAGATATCTTTTTACACCTCTAGTAGAATCGTAATAATGCGGTCCATAACTGGCATTGCCTCTATTTTTTATAATTAAAAAATCAGGCTTAAAATTACCTGCATGTGCATCATTTACGACATCTTGGTCTGCACCTGTACCTGTATAAGTTTGCACATGAAAAAACGCTGATGGATCGTCTATTGTTGTATAAGCCATTATCCAAACTCCGCTAAATTTTTTGTGCAAATTGCATAGTATCCTGATGGTGGTGCATATTCGAATGTGCCATATCCGTTGGCATCACTTGCCGCACTTGAGATTGTATTAACTGTATAACCACCCCAATTTAAAAATTGCGTATCTCCATTATAAGCTGTTGCATATGCTGTAAAAAATTGTTCAGTTTGAAATGCTGATACTAAATCTGTTCCTGTACCATTTACTGCTGACCCATTCCTATAAAGAATGAATTTTTTTGTAGAGCTTTCTAAATCTAAAGCAATCGCAAATGTATCACTTGAACTCCAAGCTCCTCCCGCGTTGCCAAAGTTATCTTGACCTGTTTGTGAACCAGCTACTCGATAATAATAGTTGCCTGTGCTATAGCCAAGCAATACAGACGGACCTGTTTGTCCATCTGATTCAGTAGAAGCAAATCCAAAAAGATTATTGTTCCAAGTATCTCCTGTAACATTTGCACCTTTAATTTCCCAATACCACCTACCTTTAGAAACAGCTATACTGCTTCTAGCTATTTTCCAAGCATTACCACCCCAAGCTACTTGAGTAGCACCTTCACTAATAGTTCCATTAGCTCTAGGTTCAGCCCATAAAGGCGACCAAGTACAAAAATTATTAGTAGGTGTGTCAGTCGCTTGATCTGCAGCTGAGATGTTGTTTAAAGTAAAGTCTGTGCCATCACCTGCTGAATTATTGCCTAATGCTGAACTATCACTAAAATCTAAATAATATCCACCTGTTCCATAAGAGCCTGTATAGGCTTTAGGTTTCCAAATACCAGTATCATCATCAAATTCACCAAACTCTGTTTGTGCTACTTGTGAACCATCAACATAATGACATTCAGCGATATAGCCACAATATCCTGCAAATCCATCTGTATCATTATAAGCACCATGTCTGTGTTTGGCACTTGATACTTCCATTGCAAAATCTTCTGCGGGGTTGTTTCTTGATGCAAAATCTGTAATCAAATTTCCATTAAGATATAACTTAAATCTATCTGTTGCTGTTGATTGTGTTGTATCAACTGCAAGAACCACATGATACCAAGCTGAAGTATCTCTCAATAATTGAGATGTATAACTTCTACTATTAGTGCTACTTGCACCAATATCTACTTGTAAAGCATCGTTTACTTCTGTTGATGTTCTTAAAAAAACAGCCTCGTTTCCTGCAACACCTCTCATATATAAAAGCTGTGTAGCACCTAACTCAGTCCGCTTAAACCACATTGAAACTGTAAATTTTGTAGTGCTTGTACTACCATTTAAAGCACGATATAAGTTTTCAGTATTATCATCTTCTAACTTCAAAGAGTTATCAATATCATATCCAGTCGATACGCTTCCTCGATTAGCTGTCCTTTGGAGGGTTTCCATATTAGCTTTGTGTTAAGTTTTGACTAATACCTATATTTTGCCACTTAGAGCCATTGTATCTAAAAGCATATATATCTGTCTTAGCATCTGTAGCGGTCTGTGTTGGAGTTACATCCCCTACAAATTCAAAGATTGCATTCCAAGCTAAAGTATATGGACCGCTCGAAGCATGTTGTGCTACCTCAATACTAATAATAGCTCCCTCTACTGCATTACTTGGTGCAGATATTGTAGAGTTTTCTTCTAATAATAAAAAAGCATTTGCTGCGGCTTTGGCATCCCATGAAACTGTACCATCTGTCAAAGCCACTTGAGTAATATTGGCTGAGGTAGATGCTGTCACTATTTGTGGCATGGTCACATTTTGGTTCTCATCAACTGAAATAGCTGGTGTTGTGCCAACTGTTGAGCCAAGACCTATAACCAAATCATCAGCACTATCATCTAAGCCAACATAAAAATCTTGAGCATTGCCATCAAAAACTATTTTAGTATCTTCAGCAGTAGCATCACCTATGGTTAAGGTTGTGCCATTGATTGATAGGCTATCGGTAACAGCTAGATCTGTAAGTGCGTCTAAAACTGCTGCGCCTGAACCTGCTCCGTCTAGTTGAACGACTGCTACTTTACCTGGAGCAATAGTTACATTAGCACCAGAGCCTTGCGATATAATTATGTTTTGCGATCCACTTGTTGCATTTTCTATTATTTGTACCCTTTTCATAGTGTTAGGGCCAATAGTTATTGTGCAAGCTGAATCTAGCGTGCCAGTATATTTTAAATAAAAAGCTCTACCTGCATCAGAGCTACCGTCTGCTACGGTTGTGGTGTGTGTATCTGCGTTAGTAGTAATAGCTTCTGTACCAACACCTAAAGCTTCTCCTATCAGCTCTAAATTAGTGTTTGTAGAAGTACCCCAAGTTCCGCTTTCGTCACCTGTTGCTATCTCTTTTAATCTTAAATTATTAACGTAAGTTGCCATAGTTTTTTACCTCGTTTCTATATTAAATTATGCCGCCACTTCTGTCCAATTAGGAGTTTGATTATCATCTACTTCTTGCCATTTAAACGGAGTGCCAAGCTCTCCACTTGCAGAGACACCTGTGATTGTAACATTAGCTTTGCAATTAAAACTTGGATTTCCAACTAATCCTACAGTATTATCAAATACATTTATTTCAAACCTATTATCAGTTTGAGTGGTTGCAGTACCTAATGCAGATGTAGCCCCTTGTCCTGTTGGAGTTTGATTGGCTTTGGCTGTAATGGTTGGCGTGCCAAGACCACTTGTGGCTTCTAAACCACTTACACTTGCATTAGCCTCTGCATCAGTGGTTGCAGTTCCTAGTGCTGAGGTGCCAGATAAGCCTGAAATAGTTAGAACATTTGTAGATGGTGTAATAACAGTTCCCAAAGCAGAAACTCCTGCTAAACCGTTGACACCTACAACTCCTGGCGCATCTACTGCAACACCACCATTTACGGCTGTTACACTTAATCCTGTAGGAGTGACGTTTGCTTCAGCATCAATTGTTACAGTGCCTAATGCGGACGTAGCTGCGGATGGTGCGGTTAGTGTAAATGGCAAGGCTGTTCCCCAAGCACCCTCTCCCCAGGTGCCTCTACCCCAGCCGTTAATAATAGCCATTTAAGGCTAGGCTATTCTAATAATAGCTGTAGAAGCTGCTGCTGCTGGAAATACAATTGTAAAGTCTCCAGCGGTAGATGTTTTATCGCCACCAAAGTCAATTGTTGCAACTGATTTGTCGCTATTGGTATCGTTATAAATCATACAACCTCTAGCTGTAACTGTGGCCGTACTAAAAGTTAAATCAGCGAAATCAGTAAAACCAGTAGTGCCACTTGATGTTGGTGCAACTTTAGTAAGTGCAGATCCACCAGATGTATAGTTTGTACCAGATGCTTGACCTGTTGTAGTAAAGGCTGTAGTTGTAGCTCCTAAAGTAGCTGAACTTGTATATAAAGCAAGTTTGAAAGCGTTCCCGTTTGTCGCAAAATTATGCGTAGCAGTAAGAAGTTCTTTCTTAAAACTTGTTGTTAATGTTGATGATATTGCCATTATTTCAACTCCTTAAATATTTTTGCCAAATCTTCGTGTCCTTGACTAACAAGTAAATTATGTATGGTACATCTTTCACTATTGATAGCCTGCTTAATATAATAAAGTATTGTTTTATAAATTGCTAGTTTGTAAGCCTCGGCTTGTTGTCTTACGTGCGGAGCAGCATTTTCTGAAATACCACATATTCTGTTGGTTAGTTGTTCTGCCCACCACTCAGGATCATGCCCTTTATTAATTTCTGTTTTTACTGTAATTAGGCCAAGGTTTGAACTTGCAGAGTCATCAATCATTTTTTACCATTTATTAGGTTCTACGGGATTTGTTTTATCATCATGCCTACCAATTAACATAGGGTCAGTATTTTTTTTTCTATATTGTAGATCGCTTGCTTTTTTTACTATAAGTTTATCTTTATCAATTAAAGGCACTAAAGGATCTTTAAGTCTGTGATAGCCATATAATTTTTCTTGTATGGGTATAGAAGTATCTAACAAAGTTGATGTTTGTGCTATGCCAACCTCTATACCAGCGTGCATGCATTTAGATAGCCAAAATTCTACGCAAGCTCTGCCTGACTCTGCAAAATGCAAATTACCTTTGTAAGTGAAGTCAACGCCATACATACGAATAGCTCCAACTTTATTCCAAAGTGCAAAAGCTACTGCATAAGCAACGGTGTTATTTAGATATGTGCAACTAAGATCTTTTACTATTTCTTCGATAGGATACAAAACTAAACTTTTTGATCTTTCGTCTAGTTCGCAAGTATATATAGGCTTTTTACCATCTTTTAAAAGTTTTATCATGCCGTGAGTTTGGCCACCAGCATCATCACTATCAAGAAACCTTGATGGCGGGTCCATCATAAAAGTACGGTCGTGAAATATTACAGAGCCAACTGCGTTGATTCCCCATACTTCATCAAAGTGGTCGCCGTGAGATGCGGCTAAATTGTATTCAAACCAGCTTTTGCCAAGACCAACAATAGCAATGGTTTTACCCTCAAGTTTTTTTATTGGTTTCATATTTTTCTACGATACGTTTGTTCTTAGCGAGTCGTATCGGTACTCGTCTCTTCTACCTCTTGCTTCGGCTTTATTTTTTAATCTGCCAATTTCTTGTAAAAATCTGTTTTCGTACAAAGCGAGTAAATCAGGCTCACCTTTCATAAAAGTATAGGCCTCTACTAAACACCCATATATTAAAGCGTTTCTTGCATGTTCAGCTAACCAAGTCCCATTTGTGTCTGTAACTATAGAGTTTGGCTTATAAAGATAATGTAATTCTACTTCAAAACTACTGTTAGGGGTTGGCCCAATAATAAGAGTAGATTCTTTAGTGCCAGTTGCTAAGTCTTTATCATAATCAGCATAGTATCTTGGTGCATCATATTCTGTGCTATCTGTTGGGTCAGGGCAATATTCTTGAATAAAGCTAGTGTGTTTTTTTTCTAAGTAATAGTAGTCGCCATTTGAACTAATGGTTGCTAAAGAAAAACTTAATTCAAAATCATCTGGTGCTGTTAAAAACCTAGATCCTGCAGTCATTTGCCCCTTTACGTTTTTTCTAAAATAATCAAATTGCACTAATTCAAAAATTCTTTCTTCAGCGTTTTTAATGATGTCATCTAGTGTATTTACAAAGGTGGTATCGTCATTATCTACATAATTTTGAATAATTGTTTTAAGTTCGCTTAAAGTCATAATTATACGGTGTTTGCTGTCCACCCCATACCTGAGTGATTAGTACAATAATAATAAAGCGTAGGTGCGCCACTTGCAACCTCTATTTGAGTGTAAGCCCCTGCATTACCTGGAGTTCCATCGGTCGTAACTCCTGTTGTGTATTCTACGCCACCACCATGAGTCCCATTTGCAGTTTCTGAAAATCTTAATGGGTGCCCGCTGTTACTAGAATCTGATTGGTCGAATCTGTAAGTTTGTCCCTCAGTTAAACTTAAGGTTACATCTGCTGTGGCAGTTGAACCATCAATAGCAAATTTATTAGCAGAACCAAAGTTATAATAAGGGTGGTTTGCAGGATTGCCTCCCACTACCGTTACGGTGAATGTAGTATAAGAAGGTGCAGGAGTCGGCGCAGGTGTTGGTGCAGGTGTAGGACTTGGTGTTGGAGATACTCCTGTTACGCCACTTAAAGTTACGTCGCCTAATGCAATATCTGCTCTAAATCCTGCAATAGAGCTACTAATAATATTGTCATTGTTAGTTATTACAAATCCTTGTCCAACCTCTTTGTCTGTATCTGGACGTGGTTGGAATAAAGCTTGGGCGTCTGATGGACTGGTATGCGGTTCTAATTGTGGATGTTTATTTTCAAAACAACTAGGACAAGTTTTTAAACCATTCCACTCTTTTTTTAATTCATGTAATCTATATCTAAAACCACATCTATCACAAAGAGCTAAGGCTTTTTTGCCACTAGCGTAAGACATTAGGTTCCTCTAAGATATGGTCTTATTCTAAAAGATGCTCTATCTTCATCTTGCGATTCAGCTCTTAAAAACTCTTCCTCATATATTTGTTTGAGAAGTTGAGTTTTTTCTGGCGCTTTTTTCATAGAAATGTAATAAGCTAAACCAGCAGTAAAACAAGGATAAAACCTAAAAGGCATGTCCATAGTATTTTTAGCATTATCCGCATCATCCATACGCACTAATTTATTGAAAACCAACACATCTGTAGAATTTTCTGGAGCAGGCCAAATATTTAAAACAGGTGAAATTTGTTTATCTAAAAAATATTGATTTGGTCTTGCTTTGGTGGTTTTATTCGGAATGTTAATATATTCACTTCTACTTAAACGTGACATATTAATATCTGTTTGAGTGTCGTTTACTGTTCTTCTACAAACGACGTCTAGTATGTCAATGACATTATTACTTAAAGTATAGGTTGTTGTCCCTTCAGCAACCGTTTGAGTTGCCTGCTCAATTGTCCATTGGTTTAGACCTCTATTGGCCCATTCAGCTAACATAAGATTTACAGATCTTTTAGCTGTTCTAAGATCATATCCAGTTCTAAGTTCAACCCCGCATCTTTCAAACGCTTCTTCTATAAATTCAGTTACGTTTGGTTCAAAATCAGTGCTTCCAGAGGTAGCCATTATTTTTTAGGTTTTTTTGGCTTTAAAGTTTTTTCTAATCTTTTTGCTTGATTTGCATGCAATCTTGATGCTTTTTTAAGCTCTGCAATCATTTTTCTTTTTTGAGGTATTGTAAGTTCTGCCATTATTCCTCCGTATCGTTGTATAAGTTATCGAATACTCGATTAACATCTAACGTATAGTCTAAATCAGATTTTGAATAATGTATATGTTGAGATGGTCTAAAGTCAGGAGGACCTTCACCAGTTTGGAACCAAGCAGGATGTGTTACTCTGACTCTGTTATTTGGCAAAGCTACTATATTACCTGTCCATTCACCTGCATCTAACAGCTCCAAAACATGACTGCTTTTATGCTGAGCGGGATCATCTGCTATCTCACTTTCAGCATAATCAACCGTAAAATAGTATCTAGCAGGAAACATTTGACCGTCTATTTTAGCAAGCCAAGGACAAGGTGTTGCTCTATTTATTACATATACTGAATTATGATGAGATGAACAATCCCAAGGTTGAGCATCATAAACCTGCATAGGTTCAGGCCATTCTTCAAAAGGTGTGTCGCCAACTAAAGCTGTAATTGGCATACGAGCCCACATAGCTCCACCATGAATTGTATCTTCAGGCTCGCCCTCAGCCTCAACACCTGTAAATATTACATGAAAACTTAGGCACCTGTTTGGCATTGTAGTAACGCCAACAGCCATAGCGTGTAAAAACTCGCCATGATATTTATCGTGATTGTGGGTATATTCTCTCCTTACCCAACATTTAAAGTAAGGAATATTACTATAGAGGTATGGCACTTTATTTGTAAGTTATTTAATAACTGCTCCAAATCCTCTTTTTGCTGCTCCAACGCTACTTGGCCTTCTGCCACCAGTTCTGCCGCCTTTTTTATTGCCTTTGGCTGCTCCTCCTAGTTTATAGCCTTTAGTAGCACCGCCTTTTTTATAGCCTTTGGCTGCGCCACCAGTTTTATACCCTTTAGATGCTGAACCGCCCCTAGACATACCTTTGGGTTTAGGACCACCCGCAGCACCGCCTTTAGACATACCTTTGGGTTTTGGACCACCCGCAGCACCGCCTTTAGACATACGCCTCATCTTTGTTCCGCCTTTTTTACCGCCTTTGCTATAACCTTTTGTATCTTTAAACATAATATCTCCTAAGATATAGTAGTCTTTTTTCTACGATTATTCATAACTTTACCACAACCTCTTGCTATAAAGGTAATTTTTTTAACTGGGCCACCTGTACCCATTCTTACTTTTGCTTTTTTGGTATTTGCTACAACAGTTTTACCTTTTCTGCCAGCTGCTTTCTTTTTTCTTGCAGTCTTTGCTCGCTCTGCTTTTGATAAACTTCTAGCTTTTGCCATTGGCAAACAACGATCTGGATTTTTTTTATCTTTGCTAGTCCCACAAGGGCCTTTAATAGAACCATCGGTTCCAATACGAACCCATTTTTGTTCTCTCCATTGTTTTAGCTGGCCCATTATCTTAATTTATCTCGCATAACTGCGCCTTGTCCGCGTATATTAAATACTAATCCGCCGTTTGCTTTCTTAACTCTTTTTTTCTTTTTAGAGCCTTTTGCGTAGTTTGGATCTTTACAATATTTAGATGCGGCCATATTTGCATATGCGCTTGGATATGTATCAAATGTGCGTTTTGCCCAGGCTTTACCCTCTGGACATATTTTTCCGCCACTCTTTGCTTTTTTTGCCATTATTTTATTCTACCATGTTTTTTTCTAATGGCATCTTTGCCACGTCTAAATATTTCTGCTTGTCTTGGCTTACCACCATATTTAGATCTTTGCTCGCCTACAGTTAATATTTGTATTTTTCTAGCAAAAGGCTTACTAATTCTTTTTACTTTGGCAACTGTATCTCTTGCATCTTGCAAAGTTGCATATTTAATCGAAACAGTATCTTTTGGGTTTTCGTCAGTATACAGACGACGACTGCTACCTTTTGGTTTTTTTCCTGTTCCTTTTTTTGGATCTGCCATTTAGCAACGCCATTGTCTGCGCGACCAGTAGTTTGCTTTGGTTCTATCGCTGCCTAAATTTTTACTACGAGCACAATAAGCTTTTCTTTTTTTAGGATTATTCGGATGAGCTCCTAATTTTGGATCGCCAAAAGTTACGCGTTTGATATTACCAGACGCAGGATCGCGAACAAAAACTTCTCTAGTTTTTTTACCAAATCCAGGAGAACCTTTAGAGATTCTCCTAGGTTTATTGAGAGTTACCTTTTTGCCTTTATACTCGGCCATTAATCGTATTTCTTAATTAATACCAAAATAATATTGTAAGTATCTCCGCTAGAATGACCAACTGTTGTAAAATCTATGTCTCCAGTCACTCCGCTGCCTGCATTATTAGGTATAGCAGTAAAATAGTCGTAATACTCATCGCCTGTACTGTCAGCAGGCAAACCTGCTAACAATACATTGGTTGAAGCATCAAACTCTATATTTACGCCCATACCTCTTGTCATCCAATAAATACGCGCAACAGAAACTTTGGTGCAAGTTTCACCCCTGTCATTTTTTGCTAACGCAGAAACGTCAACTTTTTTGACAGCGCTTTCGCCTGTTCCATCTGAAACATTAGTAAATTTCAAAACGGCTTGTCTGTTGTCATCCTGTATTGTTTGAGATGTAACTGTATCAGCCATATTTAACTCCTAATATTAAGCGTCAGCAAATGGAGTTACTACAGTTCCTGAAGCAAGGTTAATACCCTCTACTGCATACTTAGCTGAAGCTATCGCTGTAACTCTAATGATCGTTCCAGCTATTCCGCCTTTAGTTGAACCATTTAAAGTTATAACATCAT